CCCGCTTGTCGGACTCCGCCAACCGGAGAGCGCCGTTCAACTGGCCTACCCGCTCCACGTCCGCCACGGCTTCGGCGAGGACGCTACCGGGCTGGTCCAGCAGGAATACCTGACCCGTGAACTGCGGGGCAACCTGGGGCCACACCTCACGGCCACCAGCGGTGATCGGGACGATCCCCAGATCCCGCACCTCATCCGGGACGGACTGCCCCGGATGGATAGCGTCACCCCCATCGATATGGTAGGTGGGCTTGGCCCCTTTGGCCGTACCCTTCGACCATTCCAGCGTGTGCCCGTCGTCCATCTCCAGCTTGACCGTCGTGGTCTTGGACCCGTGCCGGATAAAGGACGTGCCCCGTGTGTTCTGGAGTGCCCCACGGATGGCCCGGATCAAGGCGGACTTGCCGGAGTTGTTCTGACCCGTCACGACGGTGAAGCCCTTGATGAGGAGCTTCACCGCCGCGATGGATTGGAAATTCTGTACGTTTACGGTGAGCATAGAGCCTCCCTCCGGTCACTCTACCCGAAGGAGACCGCTAGTTAGCCTCGTCGTCCGCCGCTTCCCGCACGCCGGTCAGGATGCTATCGACGTCCAGGTCCTCGTCCTCTGCGGCCACAATCGTGCCGGGACCAGCCACCGTGAGGGCGTCCATCACCTGCCGGGACAACTCGTCGACGGCCCCGTCAGCGGCCCGGAGAGCTTCCTTGAAGCGTTCCATGCCCTGGATCTTGAGGGTCTCACCGGAGCCCCGCTCCCAGGACAGCCAACTGGAACCCTTGATGATCCCGTGGGCCTTGGCGATCTCAATGACCGACTTCATGTCGTCGATGCCCTCGCCGAACCGGACGAAGAAGTCGGCCTCGTGGCCCTGTGACGCCGAGATCTTGCACTTGTCGATCTTGGCCCGGATGGTGGAGGCGATGACGGCATCGATCTTCTTGTGGGTGAGGGGATCGTAGATCTTCCCCTTCTCGTACTTGATGCGGCGGAGGCCGAACCGAAGGCTGCTGTAGAACTTCCACGCCTCTCCACCCTGCTGCGTGTTGGTCGGGCCGCCGTACCCCGTCGTGTTGATGGCCTTGCGAAGCTGGGAGATCCCGATGACGCAGGAGCCGGAACGGGAGATGGTGGACTGCAACTCCCGGAGGAAGTGCGACCAGATCTGTGCGATGAGGCCAACACGGCCCACGTTGCCCTTCTCGTCGAGGGTCTGGTTCAGGATGGCCTGGGGGACACCCGCACCGACCGAGTCGATGACGATCAGGTCGACCCCGGCCCGTGCCATCGCCGTGATGACGGTGAGGCCACGCTCCAAGGAGACCGGCTGCACCAGGTTGAACACGTCCTCGTTCTGGACGGGGATGCCGAGGGCACTGGCGTAGGACAGGTCGACGGCGTGCTCCCAGTCTACGAAGCCCACGTAGCCACCGTTCTCGATGGTCTTGTTGGCGACTTCCAGGGCCATCGTCGTCTTACCCGCCGCTTCCTGACCGTACAGGTTGACGATCTTCCCCCTGGGGAACCCAGGACAGGGCATGACGCCCCAGCGGTTCGCACGGCCTCCGATGAGCCAGTCGATCACGATGGAGCCGGAGGGGAGGTGCGGGAGGGACTCCTTGAGCTTGCTTTCGTCCACCTCCACGTAGGAGTCGTCATCCTTGAGGATGCCGCTGACAGCCCCACGGGCTGCACTCAAAGGGCTGCGCTTCCGCTTGGTGCCCACTTCAGTCTTCTTTCTAGTCGCCATCTTGTAGTCCCTCCTGTGACCATCGGAAGAAACGCTCGTCCTCCCGGTGGAGTATCCCTTTGAAAACGGTGTCCCCGGCCTTCTTGCCCCGTGTGAACGTGTGGATCTGCGTGAACTGCTTCCTCTCCACGGGGTTCAAGTCGTCCACCCCTATTACTCCGTCATGCAGCTTCCAGAACCTAGCAGCGGTCCAAGCAGCCCAATAACCGTCCGCCTCGTTGTGGTTCCACCGCCCCTTGCCCCCGCAGTCCGTCTTGGCGGCCTCCACCATGTCGGGCTTCATCATCTTCCAGCCCTTCGGGCGTTGCAGGGACTCTCGGGCGTGCGCCTTGATCTGCATCGGGGAGAAGAAGACCACGTCCACCTGTGCCAGCCGGAGGGCCTCACAGGTATACAGGAACAGACCGTACATCCCCTCGCTGTAGAGATCGTTGAACACCGGGTACTCAAGCCCTACACGAGTGACACCGTAGTCCACGCCGATCTGCTCAATGTGAGCACGCAGAGCGTCCCGCATGGCGATGTAGCGGTCAATGAAGAGTGTTTTTGCGGACGTTTGGAAGCGCCCACGGGCCAAACAACGGTGGGCACCCACGGCATCGCTGTCGTGGAGTGCCCACCCGTAGTTTGTCAGGGAAGGGTCGATACCGAGAACACGCATGCCACCCCCGGTGACGGGAGGTGTCTAGTCGAGCATGTCATCGACCATGGAGTCGATGTCCTCGGACGCTACCGCTGCGGCCTGTGCGACCGGGGCGCTTCCGCCACCGCCGCCGCCACCACCGGCCAGCTTCTCACGAACCTGCTCGATGGTCATCTCACGCCCGACCTCGCCCCGGATGCCCTCAACGATGCGGGCCACGTCGGCGAAGATGCTGTCGACCAGCCCCTTGGCCTTGTCGTTGCCCATCATCTTGGCGAGCAGGCTGTCCTTGCACGGGCTGAAGTCGATCTTCTGGAACTGGGTATCCGTGCAGGAGAGCGTCACGTCGTGCTGGCCGAACGGGAACTCCTTGTGGATGTGGTTCAGGCGCTTGTACTTGTCGCCGCTGAAGATCCACGGGATCACTTCCACGTCGCCAGCCGCCAGCCGGGTCTTGTCGATGGTGCCGTCCTTGAGGGTCGGCCACACGACCAGCACCGTGCCGATGCGGGTACGGGCGGGCTCTCCGGCGAGCTTGGTGAACTCGGGACCGCTGTTCACGATGTAGCCCGCGTTCGGGATGTAGTTCACCTGAGCACCCGTGAACTGGGGCGCTCCGTCCATGATGGCCAGACCGTTCTCGTCGGTCTTCTTCCACCACCCGAAGGACACCCTGTAGGTGTGACCCCCCTCGGCCTTGAAGCGCTTGGTCTTCTCGCCGATGCCGGAGTCATTCTCGCCGAAACTGAAGTCCTGGTAACCGCTCATGATACGCACCTCCTAAAGTAGTCTGGACAGGACGGGTCATCTACCGGACAGGTCCTTGTCGACTGGTTCTACTCCACGGGGGAAGGGTTGAAACCCCCCCTCAATCAATGTCCTCAAAAGAATCGAGGATGGAGTCCACGTCCAACAGATCGTCGGCGGTCTTGCCCGTGAGAGGATCCTTGAAGGAGGGGTCCGAAACGGCATCTTCGGGCATGGCGTCAAGGAAGGATTCGGCCAGGTCTGCGGGCGTGTTATCGGGCAACGCTTCCGCCGCCGAAGGGGCCTCCTCTGGCTCCACAAGCCCCCCAGATTCGTCCTCCGGCTCCACAGGGGCATCCTTGGGGGCTTCCTCTACTGTCGGCTCCACGGGCGGCGTGGGGGCCTCTGGCACAGGCTGCACCACCACCGGGGCTACAGGCTCAGGCTCCTCTGTGAGCCCACCTACCGTGGCGATCACGTCCGCCAGATCCTCTACGGCATCCTCGTCCTCTACCGGGACAGGCACCTCAACCTCCGCCCCCTCGGCATCCTCGTCATCGGATCCCAACACACGGAGCGGGATCTCGCCTTCCATATCCCCCAACATGCCGTCGATGTCGGCCAACTCCGCCGTGGCGTCCACGGGCTTGAAGTCCGGGGCCGACACCTTCTTAGATCCCCACTGTGCCCCCAACCCGATCTCCTCGTTGCAGAGGCGGATCTGATCCTTGAGCATCGAAACGGTGGACTTCAGGTCGGCCCGCTTGGCTTTCACCACAGCCATCGTCTGCGCCAGACTGATCTCGGTCAGTTCCAGTTCGTCGAAAGCCAGGATCTCGTCCCGGAGCTTCATCGAGGCTTCGGCATCACGGTCGGCCACGCTGCGACCGGCCCGGACATGAGGGTCCTCCGCCAGAAGCTGCATTTTGGCCAGTTCGATGTCCAGTTCCGCCCGCCGCTTGGCACGGGTAACCCCGTGCAGCTTCTTGGACACCCGGAGGAAGATCCGCTCCACCCGGTGCATCACCCCACGGCACTCGGCCATCTTGTTATTCAGCCGCTTCGGCCCGTAGGCCAACGGATCTGCGTCCAGGTCGACGTGCAGTTCCTTGAGTTCCCCAAAGACTTCCTCGGCGTCCTCAACCGTGAACGTCAGGAAGTCGGACGCCGCCGTAGTCATCAGTTGCCTCCGTTACCGTTCGACAACGCCTCGCTCATCAGCGAAGCGTAGTTGTGCTTGATGGCCTTCTGTGCGCCCAGACGCTGCTCCGACGTGATCGTCGATCCCGCCATGGCGTTGTCCGTTGCGGCCAGGTCCGCCTGAAGCCCCAGTACGAGGGCCGCCATCCGGGACTCCTTGAGGGTCATCCCGCTGGCACGGTTGGCCTCTGCCACGTCACCGTCCTGTGCGGACACGAGATCCGCCCCGCCCCCGGCATCGTCCTGGATCGTGTCCCAGGCCGCCGAAAAGCCCACGTAGGCATCTCCGTACCGTCCCTTGATGGAACGGGTACAGACCACCTTCGTGACCCGGAGGCCCTTCTTGATGCGGGCCAGTTCAGCCCTGAGTTCCGCTCGTGCCTTGTCTTTCGTTTCGTCAGCCATGTTGTCCTCCCTTTCGAGGGTCGTGTTCTGTTCAC